ACACAAGTGATTGGCGTAGATGCTTCGCCAGCGTTTGTTCCCGAAGAAACTGACCGCAACGCGCCAGCCTGCCATGACGCAGTAGATGTGAATTGGGCAGTCCAGCCGTTTATATTTGCGTCAAACGTCCCATTCGTCACCAACTCCGGCCCCAGCACCAACCCCTTGCTCTTATCCAACATCAGCCGAACCCGCGTCTCCATCGTCGTCGGCGTCGTGCCGGCGGCGTCTTGGAAGAGGGTCGTGAGGTCGCTGGGGTCGTACCAGGCGCCTTGTTCGCCTGCGGCGAAGAGCACGGAAGGCGAAAACGCGGGCGCTACACCAAAACCGGCCACCGACCCAAGGCCGATGGGCAGGCCGTTGCGGATCGGGATGCCGAAGTAGGGCATAGTTACTGGATATTGATGGGCTTGGTGTAGATCGTGCCGCCGGCCGACACCTGGATGGCGCTCACGCGCCACGGGGCCCCCGTGCCCGCGGGCACCTTGAACGGAATCGGCGTGTTGGCCGGGATCGGCGTGCCGTTGCTGGTCGTAGCCGTCACGCCCTCACCGACGATCACGTAGCACGCCTGATCAGACCAGACGACCACACCCTGCGGGCCTGCGGGCCAAGTGCTGGTGCTGCCCGCCGTACCAGTGTACGTGACCGTGCGAGCAGGGAAGTTGGCATCCGCCATCGGGTTGAGCAGTTCCATGTGGCGTCCTTACGCGAGAAAGCGAAGTTTGTAGAGCGTGCTGTAGTACAGCGCGAAGATCTCGTCCATGATGTTCTGCAGCGGGGTGCATTCCTTCTCGACCACCTTGTAGCGCATTTCCATCAGGCTCTTGAGTTGGTCTTCCAGAAACTCCACCACGTTGTTCGTCTTGGCGGCCGACTGCAGCGAAATAGGGCCGATTAGGCCGTACTTGCCTTGGTAGGCCTCCGCAAACGTGTCCGCAAGCTCCACAACCTCAGTATAGAACTCATTGAGGGCTTTGTGTTTGGCGTACGAGCGCGTGTTCAGGTGAACGCTGTGCGCCACGTCGCGCGCGAGGAACAGTTGGCCGATGAAGTCGCCGCAGGTCATTGCAAGCCCTCTTGCAAGGGTGTGGGCTCCTGCATGGGCTCCTGCATGGGATCCTGCATCGGTGCCCTCTCAGCGATGGCCATGTCGCCCGTCGTCATCACGTCGCGCAGCGTCTGCAGCACGACCTCCTGCACCTGTTCGGGCTGCAGGCCGTTGGCGATGACCTGCAGCCGCCTTGTTTCGGCCTCGTAGGCCTTGACCTCGGCGTCCGTCTCGGCCTTGAACCTGTCCACCTCGACCTTCTGCGCTTCCAGCGACTGCTGCACGCGCTGGAGCATGGCAGCCATCTGCTGCATCTCCTGCGCCATCGCCTCCATCTGCTGGTTGGCGGCTTGCAGTGCCGGGTCTTCCTCGTCCGCGATGATCTTTGGGTCGATGGTGCGCGCGAAGCGCTTGGCCATCTCCTGCGCGCCCGGCCAGTCCATGTTCTTGACGAACAGGTCGCCAGCCACCGCCCACAGTTGCGGGTTGGTCTGTAGCAGTTGCGCCATCGCCTCCAGCGCCTCTTGGCGCTTGGTGGCGTAGCTCGGGCCCGTCGTCACCACCACGTCGTACTTGCCGACCGTGGGGTTGTAGATCTTGTCGATGACGATGCCGTTCTGATCCACGATCTTGCGAACCGGCTCCTGTTGAGTCGGGTCGATCTTGGCCATGCTGGACTCGCCATCTTCACCGATGATGCGAGCCACTCGCTGCGTGTCGTAGATCTTCGGGATCAGATCCACCAACTGGCGAGTAACATGACGAACAGCGCGGGCCAGATTATCCACATAGTGATAGGTCCCCGTGTCACCCTCACGCTGGCGGGCCAGGATGGCCTTGCCAGAGCGCTCGTTGCCGCCCATGCCCAGCGAGGCGTCGTACTGCCCCGTGGTGGACTTGACATCCTCGGACGCGCCCAGCTTGGCCTGCAGCAGCCCGCTGGACGCCATCGGCGGCTGTGCGCGCTGGGGCAGGGGCAGCATGTTGCCCTGGCCATCGGTCACGTCCGGGTTGACCTCAAGGTACGGCCAGTTCTGCGTGTTGGCCGTCTTCCACTGCGTCTCGTAGCCCTCGAACTGGCCGCCGTAGCCGATGAACGGGGCTTTGGGCGCCAGCGCCAGCATCTCGGCTTCCTGGCTCACCCAGTAGTTGTACATGCGCTGCGCGTCCTTGGCGTTGCGCACGATGCCGCTGATGTAGATGCGGCCGTCAACTTCAAACTCGTTGCCGATGACGCGGACGACAGGAATCCAGTCCCCCGCCCATTCGCTCTCTTCCAGCACCTCGTAGCCGTTGATTTTGCACCACTTGACGCGCTTGCGGTCCGCCCGGCGGCTGCGGATCGGCTTGCCGTACATGGCCCGCATGTTCTTGTCTTCGGGCGACCCGTCAAACGCGGTCTGGTTGCCCGGGTACAGGTTCAGCGTCGCCATGTCGTGCTCGACGTAGAAATACTCGGCGATACGCACCGTATCGTCGTGCAGCCACATCGAAAACGACTGGTCGCCCACGCCCAGGCTCATCAGCGTGGTCACAGGCGAGGCTTTCGGGTACAGACGCTCGTATTCCTCGCGCGTCAGGTCTTCCGTGATGAAACACCACTTGGCGTCCGCCCCGCACGGGTCCTGGATCGTCGGGTCCATGTAGACCGAGAACGAATTGCGGATACGCGCGATCTTGATGTCCTGATCGAACGTCTTTTCGTCGCAATACTCCGTCAGGATGCGGATGTACCCCTCGCCGTAGGCGACTTGGTTCTCGCAGGCCGTGTCGTAGGCCACGTCGGCGTCCGAGATGTACTCGATGTGCCGCACGATGCCGTTGAAGACCTCAGCCACATCCACGTCGGCCCTGTCGTCGGCCGGAATGACTTTGCCGCTCGGGCGGTTCTGCCGCTGGTCGTTGGTGACTTGCCGAACGTGCTGCGGCAGCTTGTTGATCGTCAGGCACGGCCTGGAATTGATCGACTGCCCCTGCACCGCGCCCCGCGTGGCCAGAACGTCGGCTGGCCACTGCCATTGGTTGTCCGGGCTGCCCGCGTAGAAGCGCAAATCGTCAATCTCGTTCTCGCGCGACTCGGCGTAGGCCGAAATGGCCATGTTCAGCCGCTTACGCGCGGTCGCCAGCAGTTGGGAATTACCCTTGCCGGCGCTGATATTGCCCGCGGCGACGATATCGGACGGTTGGGCCATTACTTCTTCTTGGCCGGCGTAGCGGCTTTACGCTGCGTGGTGTATGCGATGGCGACGGCCTGCTTCTGGGGCTTGCCGTGGGCCATTTCCGTCTTGACGTTCTTGCGGAAGGCCTCTTTGGACGCGGATTTGACGAGCGGCATGGTTACTTCTTCGCCGTTTTGGCCGATTTCTTGCCCATTACGCACCCAGCCAGGACGCCGACACGCTCGCGCGGTCGTGCATTTTGAGCGTGCGCGGGCGCTCGGTGTGTTGCCGCGACGCCACGGGGAACGCGAACGTACACGCCAGCGCGTCTGCTGCGTCCGGGGAGGCCAATCCGCGTGCTTTCATGTCCTTTTTCGACTCCAAAAACACCGTTCCGCTGCTGTCGGGCTTCGTCTTGGGGCCTGTCAGGTCACTTTTCAGTTGCCTGTCGTCCAGAATCGACGCGCTGCGCAGCCAGTCGCGCGTTGCGCCCCACAGTTCGGCGCGCTTGTTGCCCCACATGACCGGATTCTTCGATTTCCAGCCAAAGTTGACACCCCTGACCTTATACCTTTGTTCGGTCAGGCGGTCAAGTATGCCATAACCCAGCCCGCCCTCGTCCAGCACCACTAGGGCGGGTTTGTAGTCCTCTATCGCCTCGATGACGTGCCCCACCACCGTCATCGTGTCGTCGCCCTTGTAGCGCTTGATGGCGATCAGGTCGCGCCCCTGCCGCACGGCGATGACCGTGCTGTCGGCGCCGCTTCTGGCCGGGTCCACGCCGACGACGATCGCCGCCGTGTCGTCCTTGTAGCGCGGGCGGCGGGCGGCCTCGTTGACCAGATGCGGGCTGATGAACTGATCCTCGCCCTGGCTCGGGAACTCGCCGTAGACCTCGATCTTGGCCTGCGGGCTGTCTTCGCCGTACTCCGCGATGATCTGCTCGTACACGGCCTTGTCGGTGTCCTCGACCGTGCGCGAGTCGATGTTGTGCGTGCGCCAGAAGTCGCGCTTGGCGTTGAAGCACTCGTAGAAGTAGCCCGTGTTGCGCCGCGGGTTGCTGAACGCCATCCAGAACCTGTGCGGGGTGTTCTCCGTGAAGAAGCCCTGCGCCACGTCCCAAATCGCGTCCGGAATGCCGCTGGCCTCATCGAACACCAGCAGCACGCCGTCGCTGTTGTGCAGGCCCGCGTAGGCGTCCGGGTTCTCTTCGCTCCAGAGTCTGCCCTCAGCGCCCCAGTAGCGCGTGCCTTTGCGCAGGTCGCGCTCAACTAGCTCGGTCAGCCACTTGGCCGGGGCGATGCGCGTGGCGCTGATCTCCCACCAGTGGCTGTTGATCATCATCGCCAGCCACTTCGTGATCTCCGACCAAGTGATCGACCGAAGCTGCGCCTCGCTGTTGGCGCTGACGATGACGCTGGCGCCGATGCGCGTCGTCAGCATCCACAGCACCAGCCAACTCACCAGCGCCGACTTGCCGATGCCGCGGCCGGATGCGACCGCCATGCGGAAGACCTCGAACGCCTCGCGCGTGCGGTTGGCCTGGATGTGCTCAGCCATGTCGCGCAGCACCCTGCGCTGCCACTTGCGCGGGCCGCTGTGGCGCTCCAACGGCGTGTTGGCCTCGCCCCACGGGAACGCCAGCATCACGAACGCCTCGGGGTTGTCCCGGATATTCGGCCCCCACAGCCGAACCATCAGGGCCTGTTCTTCACCCGGCGTGTACTTTGGCTGCTGCATTTGCGTTCAGTTTGACGGAGGGCGCGTTTGACAGAGAAGCGGGGACGTTTGGCAGAGAAGCGGGGGCGTTCTCAATCACCTCCAGACTCTCCACGCGCTTGTTCGCCTGCTCCAGCGCGACGGCGATGCTGATCT